CTGGGCTCGGTCTATCCGATCGAGGCGGCCTCGCCCGTCCATGCGGCCGTCAGTCCGCCGAAGTAGGGAGGGACTCCGGCCGACTGCGCGGTCGTCTGATCGAGCATCGGGATGTCGATTTCAAGGGTCGACATCGGGATGACCTTCGCCCGCCTCCGGACGATCGACTGCGGGGTCGCAACCGACATGATCCCTTTGTAGAGATCCGTCGGCATCGTGTAACCGCCGAGAGTTCCGGAGGTCGAAGCCATCGCCCGCGTTTCCCGGGGTCGGCTTTCGTCCGTCCAGGACGAGTAGCGGGATCGGTATTTGTTGGTCAGTAGGTCGTTGGCGGCTTCCTGCTCGCGGCGGTTGGCTTTGCTGTCCCCCATGATTCCGACGTTGCGGAGGAAGTCGCCGAGACCGCCGCGGCGGTCGGCCTCTTGCTCGCCCGCGATCGGAGCGGAGACGCGGCCGGCGGTTCCTCGGCGGGCTTGAACCCGGGCGGTGATCGCGTCGAGTTCGGTCGCCCGGGTTTCGTAGCGGTCCGCCTCCGCGAGCCATCCGTCGTAGCTGGATCGCTCGACTTCGGAGAGGTCTCGGTTCTCTTCGGCGACGGATTCCATGAGCGCCAGCGCCTGCCCTTCGAGGTCGGCGGCCCGCTGGCGAAGTTCGATCGGGGTCATACGTGTTCCTTCGGCCGTTGGGCCTGCCTACTTCTTGACGCGAGCCGACCCGGCCCGCGCGTTCATGATGCGTCGCGCCTCGTCGAGGCGCGGGGTCGGGACGCGGCGGACGTGCGGCACGTCCTTCTCGGCGATCAGTCGGGCGAGGTCGGGAGCCGAACGGGCCGAGACGTTCGTCCCTTCGTAGGCGGGATAGGTGACGGGGGAAACGTCGTACAGTTCGACGTCGAGGATCTCGTCTTCCTCGATGCATCGGTCGCCTTCGAAGCGGATCGTGGTCCTGATACCGCCCGCTTCGACGACCGTCGATCCGTCCGGGTTCTCGGTAACGACGGTCTTGTCGGCCCGCTTCGGCGTGAAGGCGAAGCTCATCCCGGTCATGTCGCCCCGCGCGATCGGCGTCAGGACGAGGTCGCGAACGGTTTGCGTGTCGGGCGGAAGCGTGGTCGAGAGGAGCCCAGTTTCGTCCTCGACGAGCGAGAGGGTTCCGGAGGCCGTGCGCCCGAGGACAAAGTTGGCGTCATGGTTGAACAGGCTTCGGACGTCGTGTTGTTCGCGGATCGCGCGGGCGAAAGCGCCGGGGCGAATCACTTCCCGCCAGGTCCAGTAGCGGCCTTCGTAAAGCGTCGTCGGCTGATTGAATACCGCTGCGTAGCCGACGATCTCCCTTGGTTTCGTCAAGTCGCCTTCGGATCTGACGTTGACCCGAAGCCGCGCGGCGGGCGTGCAGCGGAACGAGCGTCCCGTCGGGACGGTGGAATCATGCGGCATGGTCGCTCCTAGCCGTCTTCGGCGGGTCGGTCGGGGTCGGCTTCCCGGCGTTCGCGAGGCTCGTCATGTTGAGCGGGACGAGGCGGACGTCCCCCTCGGAACCGATCGGGTTGAGGTTCTCGAACCGAGCGATCTGGTTCGGGGTGAGGACGCCGAGATCGCGGAGCTTCGTGTAGAACTCGGCACGGGCGATCATATTGCCACGCATGAACGCGGCCATGTTGTGCTCGACGTAGTAGCCCTTTTTCCGCTCCTCCGACGTGAGCAGGCGGAAGTTCATCGCCTGCTCGTCCTGCTCGCACAACGCAAGCAGCGTCGTGACGAGGTAGTCGAGGTTCGCTTCCTCGACGCTCGACAGGTGAGCTTGAACGTAGTCGCCGATCTTGTGCGGCGGAATGCGGAAAAGACGGGCGATTTCCAGGACTTGGAATTGTCGGCTCGCGAGAAGTTGGGCGTTCTCGGGACTGATCGACGTTTGAACGAATTCGTGACCCTGCTCGAGGAACCCGATCCGGTGAGCGTTCTCCGGTCCGCCGTGCATCTTCTCGAAGCTCTTGCGCAGGTTCTGGCGGGCCTCGTCCGTCAACTTCCCGGCAAGTTTGATGAACCCGGAGACCGTCATGGAATTGCCGAAGAAGCTCGCGCTGAACTGCTCGGCGGCCATCGCGAGCCCGACCGATTCGCGGGCGAGTTCAATCGGCGAGTACCCGCTCAATCCGTCGTATCCGAATCCGGCGATATGAAAGACGTCGACGGGCCGGAGAATCTTGCCGTCGATCAGTCGGTATTCGAGGACGCCGTCGGTCCGCATCGCCTTCGTTCGCGGGTCGAGAAGGTGGAGCGACTTGATCCGGCCTCCGTTGTCCCGCACGATCTCCGCGTAGCCGTTGCCCCATCCGAGCTTGTGACCAATCATCGCGTGGCGAAACCGGATCGACGGCGTCTCGTCGTCCGGGGTGACGTTGAGGATCTCCCACAAGGGATGATCCCTCGCCTCGTCCCGCCCCCCGTCCGGTCGTCGCCGGTAGACAGGCAGGGGCAGGGCGGAGACGTCTCCCGAGAGGACGTTGATTGCGGCGTAGGCGGCGGTCAAACCGAGGGCGGTCTTCGGCGTGACGGACGTTCCTGACAGCGTCGACCGCGCCGGGAAAAGACCGTCGCCCCACGCGGTCGCGTTCGTCCAGAACGAGACGGCGCGGCGAAGGATGTTGGCGATGGGCGACGGTAGTTTCACAGGATGAACATCTCTTGAGTTTCGTAGACCGATGTGCCGTCGTCTTCCGGCAAGGCCGCGAACGCGGCGACGCCGTTGATCGTTGCGGCCAGTGGGTCGATCTTCGCTCGGCTCTTACGCTTCGACACCAGGCTATTCCCGTTGCGGTCCCGCTCGACGACGGCGTTCGCGAAAGCCCACTCGGCGACCGGGTTCTCGCCGAGCCGGATCTCACGCGCCAGGAACAGGCGCTCGACTTCTTTCGTCGCGGGGGAGAGGCTGTAGCCTTGGCGGATGAAGACGACGTTGATCCCTCGCTTGATCAACCGTTGACAGAGGTCCATCGCGTTCCACGGATCGGCGTAGACGACTTGGATGTTATGCCGCTCGACGTCCTCGACGATCGCGGCCTCGATCACTTCGTAGTCGATCGCGTTGCCCGGGGTGAACTCGACGTGTCCCGACCGCTCCCACATTCGGTAGGGGACCCGGTCCGACCGCTCTTTCTCCGCCGCGGCGTCGGCCGGAATCCAGGATCGAATCCAGGCGTCGACCGACCCGTCGGAATCGCGGGCGAGAATCGAGAACGACGTGAGGTCGGAGACGGACGAGAGGTCGAGGCCCGCGACGCAAGCACGGTCTTCAAGGGGTCGATGCGGAACGCAGCACGCGCGGACGTTGACGGGATCGAGGAAAGAGACGGTCGAGGACACGACGATTCCGAGGCGGAGCCGCATGAACTCGGCGAGGTCGGCGGGGCTTTGCTTCGCTCTTGCGAGGTCTTCGGCGAACGCGGCTTCGTCGATCGTGTGACCAAGCGAAGGGTTCGCCTTCCGCCAGACGGCCGGGTCGTCGATGTCGTCTTCCTTCGAGGCGCGGTAGACGACGCCGAGAAACCCGATGTCGACAATCGAACCGGCCTGGATTTGTTCGGCATGCTCGCGGAGCTTAAACCAGAGTCCCGCCTCGTCTTCTCCGGCCGTCGTGATGTTGATCTCAAGGGGCTGGGATCGGGCGGCGCCCGCGTGGCGGAACATCTTGTAGAGCTTGTCGTCGGGCCAACGATGGACTTCATCGTTGATCCAGTAGCTCGCGTTCGCCCCGTCCTTCGAATCGGCCTCGGATGAGTTCGCGCGGAGGACGCCGTTGTTCGCGGGGCAGGTGATGCGGTGGTTCGTCTCGTTCACGCCGAGCCGAGCTTCGAGGTCGGGCGAGGCATGCACCATGTGCGCCGCCTCGTCGAACACGATGCGGGCCTGGGATCGGTCGCACGCGTTGAGGAACCCCTTCGGGCCTTGCTCCCCGTCGGCAAGCAGGAGAGCCAGGGCGAGCGCCGAAGCGAGCGTCGACTTCCCGTTCTTCTTGCAGATTTCGAGGTAGGCGATCCGAAACCGCCGCTTGCCGCTCGGCCGTTTCCAGCCGAACAGACGCATGATGAAATCTCTTTGCCAGGGCATGAGGCGGAGAAGCTGT